GATGAATCCGGCTTGTTCTAACTCATCCAGATAACGTTCTAAATATTCAGGAGGGAATCCAAAAGAGCAAAAATCTTCATCATGGAAGTGATTATTTTTTCGTTCTCGGTTTTCTCTCATAAAATTTAGAAGTTTTTCAGAATTTGTCTGCATAGAATTGCTCCTTTCTTTTGTACTCGGCTCTGGCGGGAGCCTGTGAGTACAGTATAGGACGGGGATAAGCAGGAAGCAAGAGATAGGAGGTATGGATATTAACGAAAGAGAAGACAGCTTTGCAGTAGAAGTCATCGAAGAAGCAAAGCAGGAGACAAAGAGATGGCGCATAGCGTGGGGAATCACGATGGCGGCGCTGATTTTATCAAATTTATATTGGATATGGAGGTAAGAGAGATGCCGAAAGTAAAGACACTTGGGATGTACGCAGACCGCAAAGAAGCTGTGCGGCGGGTTATCAACATTGGATTAGCCCGCAGCGGACTGACCGGGATAGACCTTGATCGCCGGAATATCATAAACAGATACACCCTCGTAAAGCGAAAAGCAGAGGGCGAAACAATCCGGTTGGGAGAGATCTGGGCGCTTGACAGAGTGTTACATTTTACAGATGACGAGATTTTACAGATGTTCGGGAGAGGAGAGTAAGGTGGACAAGCTATGGAAGATTTAATGCTCGGAATTGGGACAAACTGCATGACAGCGGCAGTGATCCTGTGGGAGACAACAGATCTGCAGTGGTTCCCGGCGACGCTGGCGGTTACTGCAGCGGCGGCGTTTCTGATCGGCGCGCGGGAAATGGTCAAAAAAAATGATGCAGAGCTGTAATCTTGGGGGACTGGCTCTGCATCGGATGATCTTTTGTGGAGATCATCTTTATTATAACAGAAAAATGAGGAAAAAGCAATGGAAGAAGTAAGAGCAGTTATTGTCCAGCAGGAGGGTACAGTATCCTGCAACTTTGAAGAAGTAGAAGCCTACATAAAGGATCGCCTGAAAGAATATGACGGCGCAATCTTTACAGAGGAAAGCAAGGGATACGCGAAAAAAGAGCTGGCAAAGCTCCGGTCGGAGAAGAAAGAGCTGAACGATAACCTCCGAGAAGCCAAAAAGAAATATATGGCTCCCTGGGATGCTTTTGAGCCGAAGGCAAAGGAGCTGATTAACCTGTTTGACGAGCCAATCATCTTGATTGACGGACAGGTTAAAGCCTTTGAGGAAGATCGCATTACGCAGAAGAAAGCGCTGATCGAAGCGATTTATACAGAGCTGGTCGGTGATCTGGTGGACATTATCCCATTGGAGCGGATTTATAACCCGAAATGGGAAAACGCCACTACAAAAGAAAAGGCAATCCGGGAAGAGGTTTTAGCACAGGCAACGGCGGCACGGATTGCATTGGATACCATCCGCGGGATGCGCTCGGATGCCGAATCTAAAGCGCTGGATGTATACAAGCAGACTTTAAGCTTGCCGGAAGCGATCTCCTGCATTAACGCCTACGAAGCTCAGAAAGCGGAAATCCTTCGAAAGGAGCAGGAACGGCAGCGCGAGGAAGAGCTGGAACGTATCCGCCGGGAAGAACGCGAGAAGCTGGAAGCGGAACGGAAAGCACTGGAAGAACGGGAAGCGCAGCGCCGGGCGGCAGAGGAAGCCATCGAAGCGCAGCGCCGGGCGGCAGAGGAAGCCCTCGAAGCACAGCGCAGACAGCTGGAAGCAGAGAAACAGGCAGCTGTAGAGCAGGCGCGGGAAACTGGGGCACAGGAAGTTATCGAAAGCCTGACTCCAGACGCAGAAAATGACACGCGGCTCTATGAATACAGAGTGGCATTGTCCGAAAAAGGAAAAGAATCCTTTGAAATGTATCTGGATAGTGTTGGAATCGACTGGGAGATGATTTGATGGAAAACATGACTATCTACGACGCTTGCCGCAGCGTTCCGGAAACCGCGAAAAAGGCGATTACGGCGGGGCGGCTGAAAGGCAAGACCGACATAAATCCGATGTGGCGTATTAAGCGCCTGACGGAACAGTTCGGACCCTGCGGAATTGGCTGGTATTACAAACCAGTTCGGAAATGGATGGAAACGCACGGAGACGAAATCGCAGCGTTTGTGGACATCGAACTGTATGTAAAGATCGGCGGAGAGTGGTCGATGCCGATCGCTGGAACCGGCGGAAGTATGTTCGCAGCGCGGCAGAAAGACGGCGTTTATGTATCGGACGAGTGTTACAAGATGGCGACCACGGACGCGATCTCTGTAGCCTGCAAACAGCTCGGCGTCGGAGCAGACGTCTACTGGGATGCAGACCGGACAAAATACGATGATCCGAAAGCGCCAACCACTATGCAGCAGGCAGAAACCCCGGTAGATAAGCAGCGGGCAGAGTTGATCGGGCAGATGCAGGCGGAGCTGCAGCGCACCGGATACGGTGCGAAAGCCGTCCTGAAAACATACAAAGCGTCCGATTTGGGGAGCCTAAGTAACTTGCAGATTAAAGACTGCATCAAGAGGCTTAAAGGCTTGCCCGATAGGGAGGCAAGTGCATGAGGTGTATGGCAGAAATTGCCGACATCGGCATGACGATCGATAAAAAGCTCCGTCTGACCCTGAATCTGCAGGGAGCATCGCTGGTGCAGCTGGTGCAACTGCAGAAAAATGGGCAGCTGGATGTGATCCTGAAAAAGCACTCCGATAAGCGCAGCCTCGATGCAAATGCCTACTACTGGAAGCTGCTGGGAGAGCTTGCGAAAGCCCTGCAGACCAGCAATGAAGAGCTACATAACCAGCTCTTAGACAGTTATGGCACGCTGCGGAGGACGAGGACGGCAACTGCATCATCCACTTTTTACCAGAGACGGAAGATTACCTTCGATACAAGCACGAGCATTACAAACCGACCGGAATCATCGTCGAGTTTGAGGGCGTGCGGTACTGTAAATTTTACCGGATTAAAGGCTCGAGCCAGTACAACACGCGGGAAATGTCCCGCCTGATAGAAGGGCTTGTGTCGGAGTGTAAAGAGTGGGATATCGAGACGCTACCGCCAGCAGAAATAGAAAGGATGATGGTGCAGTATGCGAAAAAGCATGATGTCACGCCGTTTGGAGTTTAGCCATGCCATTCGGCAGAAGATTATAGAGCGGGACGAGGATTGTTTTTTCTGCCGCCACCTGTACCACATGGAGCACGCACTTCCGGGCGATCTTGTACCAAAGGACATCATGCACGTCGTAGCCCGCAGCCACTTAGGGCTGGGCGTAGAGCAAAACGGCGTGCTGGGATGCAGATACCACCACAGTTTATTAGATAACGGTAACAAGGGACTGCATCGGGAAATGGATAGTATGCTGCAGGACTACATGCGGGAGCTTTACCCCGGATGGACGCCGGACAGCGTTACCTATCATAAATGGTTGTAACACCAGCCTGCGGGCGAAAGAAACTACTAATTCGGGACTTGTTGGGGAGTATATATCACGGCTGTGACGGGTACCTCCTGTTACCCCAGCGCCGGGGGCAAGCGGCGCATCCCCCCACATGGAGAAAGATAATGGACATTTTAGATTACATCCCGACCGGTCATAAAAATGCTGTTTCCAGACGTTGGCTGCAGACGGTGACACGTTTAAACGACCGGAAGATCAGGGACATGATATCTGCGGTAAATACCGGCGGTGAAGACAATGAGCTGATTATAAACCTGCAGGACGGCAAGGGATACTTCCGACCCGCGCCTGGCGAAGATAGGCTTGTCGGTGCCTGGAAAGCTATGGAAAGTTCCAGACGCAAATCGGTAAATGCAAATGTCGAAGCTGCGCAGCGGTATTTGAACCGGAATAAGAAACCATGTAAGAAACCGGAAAGCGAACTGGAAAAGAACCAGATCACAATGGATGAATGGCTTGCGAGCCTGAATGGAGGCGGATAAGATGCCGAACAGGATTTTAAAGGAAAGTATCTGCCGATCAGATACGATTGACCAGCTCAGCTGGTTCGAAGAAGTCCTGTTCTACCGCCTGATCGTATCGTGTGACGATTATGGAAGATTTGACGGAAGACCTGCGATTATCCGCGGGACATGCTTTCCGCTAAAGGATATTACAAATAAGACGATTGCTGATGCCCTGCAGAAGTTGACGTCTGTAGGCTTGGTCCGAGAATATTACGTTCAGGGACGACCGTACTTACACATGGCAACTTGGGGAGATCACCAGCAAGTGAGAGCAAAAAAAAGCAAATATCCAGCGGAAGAAAGCAACTGTGAGAATCTGATATCAGATGATATCAATTGCAATCAGATGATATCGAACGATTGCAATAGTCCCCGTAATCCAATCCAATCCGAATACGAATCCAAAACAATATCACGAGAGGAACCAGAGCGGTTTGAGGACTTTGCTGCAGCGTACCCAAAGGCAGGAGCAGACCTGCCGGGAGTGGCTGTGGAATACTTAAACACACTGCGGATGGGTGTAACTGCGAATGATCTTGTACAAGCAGCGAAGAATTACGCAGAAGCTTGCCTGATACGCAGGACGCAGCCCCTATATGTGCTGAACGCTGAAAATTTCCTGCGGAAGCTGAAATTTGACGAGTATCTGCCGGAGAAGTACAAGAAGCCGAAGCCGCCAAAGCGGCAGCAGACCAGAACAGAACAGTACAACCAGTTTATGAAAGCAGACTACGACATGGACAGCCTGGAAGCTGCCCTTCTGGGGAAGTGAGGCGGATATGAGGGAAATTAAAAATTGCGCCTATCCGGTCTGTGAGACCTGCCAGCATCCAGACTGCATCATGTCTGGCACGGATATAAGGGCGCTGTTAAAGCGTCGGCAGCGGCAGGCAGATCCGGAAGCATACCGGCAGAAGCAGCGGGACTACAGAAGCAGGATAAAAGCAACGCTGCCGCACTGCGATGGCTGCGAATCCTGCGTACTGGTCCGCAAAGAGAAACAGGACGGATACAGGAGGCTGTGCATTGCAGAGATGCGCCTGATCGAACAGAAGGTAGCAAACAGTCCGCAGTGGTGCAGGAAGAGAGGAAAGCGAAATGGGACGAAAGATAATCTTGTACGACCTATACAAGAACGATGAGTACCAGGGACGGTACAAAGCAAAAGAGCTTATGTATTTGCTGGGCATGTCGCGCGAGACCATAGCCAGCCGCGTATACCACGGGGTAAAAACAAAGGACGGCTACGAGATCTTGAGAGCGGAGCCGGACGGATGGGCAGAGAGCTGGGAGCGGGCATGTGCGCCGCTCAGAAGAAAATAACAGCGTACAGCGTATGAGCTATCGGTGCAACTGACCAGAAGAAAGGAAGAGACAGAAAATGAGCGTTGAACGTATTGGTAACGGCTATGTAAAAATCTGCGTGAGTGAGGAAGAGTTAGAGAACAGCATAGCTGGGCTTAGCCAATTGAAACCTATTTTGCAAGCGCAAGCAATGAAAGGGAACGGGAGAAACACAAAACAGGGGCTTATTGACGCAGCAGAGTTGGGAAAACATTTTGATACAGCGATAGATGCAATGACAATGCTTTTAGCTGGGTTCAAGGAAGAGAGTGAGGCACAGAATGAAAAGTAAAACAATTATAATAACTGTATTAGTAGTCCTGACATGTGTTCTATTGTACCGGGTTTACAAAGCCGGTGAGAGCATCGTCCTTGAGCAGGATATTGACAGGATAGGGCAAAGGAGACAGGGCGATGGCAATATGGATTAAAACGCCGCCGGATGCCGAACCGGTATGGATGGCGGCAGATAACCGGATCAGGGAGCTGGCGCTCTCGATCGAACGGCGTGCAGGTATCGCACCGGATGCAGATGGGCTTCGGAAAATCCGGGAGTGGGCAACAGAGATTGTTTGCCAGTGCGACATGGTGGAGCGTGTTCAGGGACAGGCAGAACCGGCGTGGAAGAGTGAGCTGCAGGATGCGTTCCTGCGAGGCAGCAGATTATAAAATCGAAAGGAAATTTTATGGAAACATACAAGGGATTTAATAAAGACATGACTGCTAAAAATGGATTCCAATACAAAGAAGGAAAAGAGTACGAAGAGGAAAAAGCCGTCGCTTGCGAGTGCGGTTTCCGTGCGTGCGAATATCCACTGGACTGCTTTGGATATTACAGCCCGGCAAATAGCGTTTACCATATCGTAGAGCAAAGCGGAGAGCTTAGTAAAAATAGCAGTGATACAAAGGTTGCGTCCACAAAGATTAAGATCGGCGCAGAGATTTCGATTGCTGGACTCGTTAAAGCGGCAATCGAATATACAAAAGAGAAGGCAAAACCTGAAAGTGACGCTACAGGATACTACGGCGCTTCCTCCGCTACAGGAGACTACGGCGCTTCCTCCGCTACAGGATACTACGGCGCTTCCTCCGCGACAGGAGACTACGGCGCTTCCTCCGCGACAGGATACTACGGCGCTTCCTCCGCTACAGGCAAATGCAGTGCATCCTCCGCGACAGGATATTGCGGTAGCGCAATCGCAGGGAACCCAGAAAGCGTTGCGGTAGCTTGGGGATACAAAAGCAAGGCAAAAGGAATTGTCGGGGCATATATCGTGCTTGCAGACTGGGAAGAAAACGGAAGAGGTTGCTCGGGGCAAAAAGAATGGTCTTTAAAAAGCGCAAAGATGGTACGCATTGACGGGGAAAAAATTAAGGCTGACACATGATACACGATGGAAAACGGGGAAATTGTGGAAGTGGAGGAATAGTAAATGCGAGAGAAAGAAATAAATATTTGCCCGTTCCGCGTCACAACAGTGACTTATCCACCAATATTAAAAGGAACCGGAGACGTTACGAAGGCTTATTTTGAGCCATGCTTAAAAAAGGAATGCCCAGCATTTTATATTTTGCATGGAATACATGGGCAAGAATACGAACGGTGTAAAAGGTTAAATTGTATTGAAAAATATGAAAATAGAACTAATTGATGTTGATGGACATAATTTTCCGAGTTTGCCTCTTATGAAGTTATCTGCATGGCATAAGCAGCAGGGAGATAATGTTGAGTGGTATAATCCGCTGACCGCATGGATAGAGCCGCCGGATCGGGTATACATGAGTAAAGTGTTTACATTTACACCAGATTATCCGCATCCGGTATGCGCAGGGGAGGTAATAAAAGGTGGAACAGGGTACTATTACCCGGACGGTGGGGATCCTCTACCAAAAGAAATTGAACATATATATCCGGATTACACTCTTTACCCGGATTTATGTAAAGACGTAGCATATGGGTTCCTTACAAGAGGATGTCCCCGTGGGTGCGATTTTTGCATCGTAGGGAAGAAAGAGGGAAGATGTTCCAAGAAGATTGCCGATTTGTCCGAGTTTTGGAACGGTCAGAAGAATATCGTCCTGCTTGATCCCAATATGTTTGCTTGCTCGGAATGGAAAGAATTGAGCCAGCAGCTTATTGATAGCAGAGCATGGGTAGATTTTTCTCAGGGCTGTGATATTCGCATTATGACAGAAGAAAAGGCAGAATATATCCGGCAGATGAAAATTAAGCAGATACATTTTGCGTGGGATAGATACGAAGACAAAGAGAAAATCATTCCAAAATTCGAAATGTTCCAGAAACTTACCGGATGGAAGCGCCAGAAAATGACAGTATATGTACTGTGTGGATTTGACACTACACTAGATCAAGATTTAGAGCGGATATATACACTACGAGATATGGGATACAGCCCCTATGTGATGATCTATGATAAATATAAGAGAGCGCAGGGGGATGAATTGAGACGGATGCAGCGATGGGTAAATTCAAGATTTGCCTTTGCAGCTGTGAAAAGATTTGAAGATTATTTATAAAAGTTGCCCTGAATTATGTATAGCGAAAAGGCAGCCTATTTGTAGGCTGGATAGGGTACAGCCAGATGAGTCTGGACAGATGCGCTTTGCATAGTAATAGGAGAGTGTGAATGTATAAAAACGCAGAGGGCTACCGCGTGCCACGGAGAACACGAAAGATGGAGAAGAGAACATGGGACGGAAAAAGACAACGATGGAAATAGCCATCGAAAAGGCAGAGCGAGAGTTGGATAAAGAACTTAACATCCGGACGCCGCTAATCTATTGTTCGGCTGCCATTGCTCTGCGCCGTGAGTGGGGATGGGGAACGAAGAGGATCATGAATGTGTTTGACCAGACGCAGGTCATCTGGGAAGAATGTTCCAGCACGAATGCCAAAAGCATGATACAGATGCTCGACGAACAGACCGGAATTGACCTGCGGATTCCGGGGAGTGACCGGAGCTGGAAAGATTTGGCTTTTTTAAACGGTGACATAAACATGCGGTTGTCCCCGCAGCGGTGGCTATATATGCGGCGGCAGCAGATTAAGTGGACAAACGCTCAAGTGAGAGCCTGCTTGTTTTTATCGCTAAACCGGGCGGAAGGATTCGGCGGCGTGCGGATCCAGCGTTTGACAGAGCAGATGGACGCTATACAGCAGGAGTATAACTGCAACGTGGCGGAGCTTATCAAGGCCTGCAAGGACATAACAGGCGTACAGTTGCATAGCGAGCTGTTTAAGGGAAAATGAGAGGAAAATGATAATGAAAAATAGAGAAAAATACGCAAAAAAGATTTTGGATATTGTATGCACAGGGCATATTGTTGCTGTAAAAAATGGAGTGCTGTGTATGTGTAAAGCAATAAGTTGCAGGGAGTGTTACTTGAATACCACCGCTGGGTGTGTCAACAACTTTATAAAGTGGTGCAATGCAGAATACATCGGGACTCCGATTGATTGGTCGAAAGTGCCAGTAGATACGCCGATTTTGGTAAGAGATTCAGAAAATGATATGTGGGATAGAAGGCATTTTGCAAAGTATGAAAACGGTAAGGTGTATGCCTTCAGAATCGGGGGAACAAGTTGGAGTAACGACTGCTATACATGTTGGAAACATGCAAAGCTTGCCGCGGATGACGAGATGGACGAAAATAGCATCCTGCGGGCAGATGGGAGGGAGGAGAAATGACAGAAAACAGATGGATTCCCGTAACGGATCGGTTGCCGGAAGATGATGTTACTGTCCTGGTAACTGTTTCCGGGATATATAATGCGATAACATTTGAGGGCGCAATACAGATTGGGGCATACTACAGGGAAGGGTGGCTTATTGAGGGATACGAAGAATGGGATAATCCAAATGTGGCAGCTTGGATGCCACTCCCTGATCCATATATGCCAGCAATAGAGCAGGAACCAGTTTGAAAGTGGGGAGAGAAAATGCAATTTATTGATTTCTTTGCGGGGATAGGCGGGTTTAGAAAAGGAATGGAGTTGGCGGGGCATAAATGTGTTGGATTTTGCGAGTTTGACAAATTTGCAACGGCAAGCTATATCTCTATGCACCTACTCACGCAGAAACAAAGAGAATCATTAGAAAAAGTGCCGTTGAAGAAACGGCAAAAAGAAATATTGAAGGAGGAATACAGAAATGGAGAATGGTACGCAAATGACATTCGAAGAGTATATGCAAGAGACATTCCAAGGGCAGACTGCTGGTGCTTCGGATTCCCATGTCAGGACATTTCTGTCGCAGGAAAGCAAATTGGATTTCAAGGAAACCGCTCGAGCCTGTTTTTCAGAGTTATGTACCTTATCGGACAGCTCGAGGAAGAAAATAAACCCACTTACCTTTTCATTGAGAACGTTAAGAATTTGCTTAGTGTTAATGGAGGATGGGATTTCGCCAGGCTGCTCGTTGAAATGGACAGGGAGGGGTACGATGCAGAGTGGCAAGTTCTCAACTCTAAAGATTTTGGAGTGCCGCAAAACAGAGAAAGGTGTTTTATTATCGGACATCTTAGAGGACGAAGTACCGCAAAAGTATTTCCTGTCGAAGGAACAGACGGGGAAAATAGTGTTCAAATAGTCGGTCATAAAGACGGATACAGAAGAAATGCGCAGGTCTTTGCACCAGAAGGAGCAACAGAAGCACTTGATACTGGACAAGGCGGTGAAAGAGGTCATCATGTTACATTGCCGTGTTTCATTGATTTGTGCTACGAAGGCTCACAGATGACAGAGCAGGCACGATGCTTGAAAGCAAGATACTACAAAGGCATGGCGAATCATGCAGGGCAGGACAGCGGAATTGCAATTCCAGTATTAACACCCGACAGAGCAGAAAAACGTCAGAATGGAAGACGATTTAAAGATGATGGAGAGCCGATGTTCACGTTGACAGGACAGGACCGGCATGGAATTGCGATTGAGGTCAAGGAAGCAACAGCAAACACGCTTGATACAAGCTGCAATCAAGGGATTTTCGTGCAGGTATCAGATGAACTGATTGTATACGCGGTCTGGTATGAAAAGCTTCAGTGTTACATAGCAATCCGAAAGTTAACGCCAAAAGAATGTTTTAGACTTCAGGGGTGGGCAGATGATTATTTTGAAAAAGCAGCGTTTGTTAATTCAGATAGTCAGTTATATAAGCAGGCAGGAAATGGAGTCACTGTAAATGTTATTTGTGAGATAGCAAAGAAACTAAAAAGGGGCGTTAAAGATTGAGTGCAACATATATGCATAAAGTGGTACCTATTGTTAATTAACAAAGATGAGATTTGATGGAGGCGGACAATGCCGATTGAATGGTTAAAATGGAACGATGACGTTGAAGAGTGGGGGGAGATAGAGTGCCCGATGCTTGGAAACGAGATGGTAATCACATATTATCCCAAAGGATGTCCTTGCTATTATTCTTACACAGCGCCGTTTGTGAATGAAGATGGAGACATTGGATATTACAGATATGACCATGATGAGGGATGCTGGGACGAAGATACGTTCTTCTGCATCGGGAATAGATGATACCAAAAACAGAGGGGAAGCCGCAGAATTACACCTAACCGGTCGGATCCGGCGCGCCAGCTTGTGTGCTGGTTCCCTCTGTCTGCACAGATATATCCTGCGGGAGTTGGATATGGTTACAAAAAAATAAAGCAAAAAGAAAGAAGGTGGGAAATGTGGGAACAAGGGACACATACTTTAATGGTTACGGTCTGACATACAATGAGGTAAAAAAAATAGAAGACAAGTGCAAAAACGCAAAGGGGAGGGAATTGGAACTGCTGCTTTTGGCTGCGGAAAGCGCATATGCAGAGTTGGCGCAATATCTGTTTTTTAGTTTGACATCGGGGCTGGGGTATGACAACATCTCAAAGATATGCAACATCCCTATCGGGAGGAAAGATTTTTATGGGCATCGCAGGAAAACGATATATCTATACAACAGCTATATGATACTGGAAGGACATGCAATTGTGTAAAAGGGGTACGCGGATCAGGAAACGAGAATGGTAAAATAGAATAATAACTGTATGGGGTATGATATGAATTGTAATGCTGTCATGAAAAAGCTTCAGCGCGCCATACTGTCCACGGGGCTCGTAATCAAAATTTCTACCAGCCAATTTTACAGCGAAGAGCAGGACAGGATGATAACGATGTGGATCTTAACAACACCTACACTTCAAAACGGGCGGAACGGATGGAGGATGAGGGACTACGAGATCTTACGGACGGCGAGCGCGATTGAGGTGGTGAAATGTTTGACAGATATATGGGAGCAGTCGAAGGGACGGTGAAAAAATGCTAACACCGAAGCAAAAGGCGTTTGCGGATTATTATATAGAGTGCGGGAATGCGACAGAGGCGGCGAAGCGGGCAGGGTATAAGAAGAAAGCGGCATACGCCACAGGCTCCGAAAACCTGAGAAAGCCTCAGATAATTGAATACATCGAAGAACGGCAGAAACAGATTGAGGACAGCCGTATCGCCTCTGCTGCGGAAGTAATGCGGTATTTTACGTCTGTCATGCGAGGCGAGGTGAAAGACCAGTTCGGACTTGACGCACCGCTGGCGGAGAGAACAAAGGCCGCTGTTGAATTGGCAAAGCGAAAGGTTGATGTGGCACAGAACACAGATACCGGCGGAATCGTTATTGTGAATAACATACCGAGGTCTGGGAAGGAATAGGAGAGTGAAAGCAGAGATATTTCTGACGGACATAATCGCTCCATCTTTTTACGATATACATAACGATATTATCGAGGGCAAGCACACTTATTATACCTGCTATGGCGGTCGCGGTAGCTGTAAGTCTTCATTCATATCCGTAGAGATCGTTCTGGGGATGATGCAGGACGCAAAGGATGGAGTTTTTAGCAATGCGGTAGTGTTCCGAAAGGTGGGAAACACACTCCGGGAATCCGTCTTTGAACAGATTGCGTGGGCGATTGACGCGCTGGGAGCCAATGACCTGTGGGCATCCAGCGTCAGCCCCATGCAGTATGTGTATAAGCCTACCGGGCAGAAGATCATTTTCCGGGGGCTGGACAAGGCAAAGAAAACGAAGTCAATTAAGACGAGCCGAGGGTATTTTAAGTATCTCTGGTTCGAGGAACTTGACGAGTTCGCCGGGATTGAAGAAATCCGTACAGTACAGCAGTCTGTTCTCCGTGGCGGGAGCAAGTTTGTGGTGTTCAAGTCCTTTAACCCACCCATCAGCCGGAGTAACTGGGCGAATGTGTATGTCAGCGAGCCGAGAGATGACAGTTATCGGCATAAGAGCGATTATACAAGCGTTCCTGCTGACTGGCTGGGCGATCAGTTTATAGCCGACGCAGAGCATCTCAAGACCACGAATGAGCGGGCATATCGGCACGAGTACCTGGGCGAGCCTGTGGGACTGGGAACCAATATCTTCGACATGCTGGAGATCCGCACGATAACCGACGATGAGATCCAGACATACCAGTCAATTTATCAAGGTCAAGACTTCGGATGGTATCCGGACCCGAAAGCATTTATCCGTGCGGCATATGTCCCGAATAAGGAGAAAATTGTACTGCTGGATGAGCTGGGCGGGTGCAAGATCAGAAACGCAGATATGGCGCAGATGATAAAGGACAAAGGGTACGAAGATTATGCGCTGATGTGCGGCGTGGATGAACAGGAGAGCATTGTGGATCTTCGGGATGCTGGGATCCCTGCCAGAAACGCCATCGTAACACCAGGAAGCCGGAAGTATACCTTTGAATGGCTGCAGTGTCGAACAATTGTCATTGACCCCGCTAGAACCCCGCGGGCGTACAAGGAAATTACAGAATATGAGCATGAGGTAGATGGAAATGGGGAGGTAATAGCAGATTACCCAGATGGTAACGATCATTGGATAGACGCCCTGCGGTATGCTATATCTCCTATGGCGATGAGAAGAGGGCATAGCGCATAATGGGTTTAATAGCAACTGTTAAAAGGTGGATAGGTATGATATTTAAAAAGCAGGCTGAGAAAGATTTCAGGGTAAAGGATACCACGTCTGCGCAGATGATGGCAAAGGTTGCAGAGTGTGCCAACATCTACCGCGGCGCGCCGTACTGGTTAGACGCAGATAATCGAATAAAGACTATAAATTTTGCAAAGGCGGTATGCTCCGAGACGGCGCGGCTCGTCACGCTGGGAATTAAAATCCAAATTAACGGCGGCACACGCGGGGCGTGGTTGCAGGAGCAAATTGATAAAGCATATTATAGCCTACGACATTGGGTAGAGTATGGCTGTGCTTATGGCACGATCATTGTAAAGCCTAATGGCGGCGGGCTTGATATGTTTACCCCTCTGGACTTTTTCGTGACGGAGCAGGACGATAACGGGAATATAACGGGCGTTGTGTTTAAAGACAGCTATGCGGCTAACGAAAAGTTTTATACACGCTTGGAGTATCATAGGTTTGTCGAGACGAGGACGGAGGCGGGCGTGATATACCCGTATGTGATATCCAACAGGGCATATGTATCAAAGAGCAGCGAATCCCTCGGCGATCCTATCCCGCTGGAGCAGACAAAGTGGGCTGATCTGCTGGAGGAAACGCCGCCGATTCTCAAGGGCGGGAACGAAAGACTTGATTCCCCCATGTACGGAGTGTTCCGCACCCCTGCTGCCAACAACGTAGACCTTTCCTCTCCGCTGGGAATGCCGATATACGCGGAAGCAATCGAAGAAATGAAAGACCTGGACATCGCATACAGCCGGAACGCCGGTGAGATATATGACAGCGAGAAGATCATCCTTGCAGATGACAGGCTGATGTTTGACAGCGGGAAGAACCTTAACGGGCGCATCCCAGACGTTAAGCTGCCGCACTATGTAAAAAACGTGTTCGGCAACAGCCCGGAAGAGTTTTATCAGGAGATTTCACCGCAGCTTAACACAGCCACACGCCTGGACGGAATCAATGCTCTCCTGTCCCAGATAGGGTATAAATGCGGGTTCGCTAACGGCTATTTTGTTTTTAATGAAGCGAGCGGCATCCAGACAGCGACGGGCGTGGAAGCGGAGCAGCAGCGAACCATCCAGTTTATTAAGGACGTGCGGGACAAGTTGGAGAGTTGCCTTAATGATGCTATATATGCCATGTCGGTGTATGCGGATTTATACGCGCTTGCCCCTGTCGGGGTTTATGAGGTCGTGTATGACTTTGGCGACATCACGTACAACCGCGAAGAGGACAGGGCACGCTGGTGGAGCTATGTTGTGCAGGGCAAGGTGCCCGCGTGGATGTATTTTGCCAAATTCGAGGGCATGACAGATGACGATGCGAAGGCAATGGTGACGGAAGCGCAGCCGAAGAAAACGGGGCTGTTCGGGGAGGAATAAGATGGAGCCGATAACCAGAGAAGAGTATTATCTTGCAAAGATTGCAGGGACATATGAGGGCAAAACGCCCGCGCCCGTGACTATTGAAGAATATTATCTTGCTACTATGGCGGGGGATTATTCCGGCAATACCCCGCAGCCCGTCACGAGAATGCAGTATTACATGGCAAAGGTAGCAGGAGTATGGGGCGGGAGCATCCCTGCACCCGTGACACGATTAGAATACTACTGGGCGGCGATTGCCAACGGAGAGGGGAAAGTCTTTCCGCCTGTGACACGAGAGGAGCATTTCTTGGTGCTGGTAGCCGATGCGTACAGCGTTGTGCTCACGGTCGTTACCGGCAACCCCGCCCTCTTGGAAAATTCAAAGGGGAATCGTGGGCTGGAATCCCTTACCCTCTACGGCAAATCAACGCAGATGAACACGACTGGGGCACAGTTATTGCCGTTTGAGGTAGGGAAAAAGGGCATAAATTTTGAGGTATTTGAAGATGGGATAGTGATATCCTGCAAAAAAGGAACCGATATCTATGCAGTTGGACGACCAAACGCTGCGCTTGAAAGTTCATATGACGATTTCCCGTTATTAGCACCGGGAGAATATTATATTTATTCAGACAGCAAATATGTGGAATTACTTGTCACTACATTTGTAAATGGGGAATATTTACTTTTGGGAGTTTCCAGAAATGGAACTGCGGTGAAAATTAAAGTAATTGCTGGATATAAATTTCGGATATTGATTAGATGTATAGAAGCCTTTGATGGCAAGGTTAAGGCGATTATATCCAAAAGATATCCAACTGCATCCAATTACGAGCCTTACACCGGCGGCAAGCCCTCACCGTCACAGGAGTACCCGCAGGAGATTAAAAGCGTAGGGCAGGATGGCGAGATTGAGGTTAAGACACTGGGCGCGAATCTGTTTGATGCTTCCACTGCATTAAAAACACAGATAGATGCAGGACTTCTGCATATAAACGATTCCAGAGAGGTAGTTTTAAACGGAACTTTTGATACAAATAACCGAAATTTTTACATAACGTTAAAACCTGGGGTATATTGTCTAACAGGTGGCGCTATATGGCACATTATTGCATCTAAAGATTCCGTATTTGATCGAATATTAACAATTGATGAAGAAACAACTTATCAATGTTATATTAGTAATGGGACATATAACGAAGTTGTATCTAATCCGATGATTAACGCAGGCTCAACCGCCTTGCCATACGAACCCTACAAGCCCGCCCAGACCCTCATCATTCCCACTCCAAACGGTCTCCCGGGCATCCCGGTAGCATCCGACGGAAACTACACAGATGCAGACGGGCAGCAGTGGGTATGCGACGAGGTGGATTTTAAAAAAGGAGTGTATGTGCAGAGGGTCGCAACAGAAACACCAAAAGCAAAGTGGGAAAATGTTGAAGAAACCGCTGATGTTCCAAACAGATATCGTATTTTTGGAGCCCTTGTAAATAGATATAGGGATGGTTCGACTAAGTGTTTAATCTCACATGGTATTTATACAAATTGGGGAATTGCTCCCGGATGGGCATTAAATTCAAGAACTATTTATTATCATCCCAAAGAAGATGTTACAAAAGAAGAGGTTAAAGAACAGATTCTTGGTTTTATAAACTCAGCCAATCCGTTGACGTTTTTAGGGCAGCTTAAAACACCGATCGAAAAACCTCTTACCACAGAGCAGCTTGCCACTTATAAAGCCCTGCGAACCTACAGCCCAACAACGACCGTGGCAAACGATGCGGAAGCGGGGATGAGCGTGGGATACGCAAAGATGAAATAAGGGTACGCCATAAAATGCGGGAGGTGGTAAAATGAACCTGGATACGAAAGTTGGGGACGTGGAGATTAAGCTCGATACGTCCCGCATAGACGATAATCTGCTGGAAGCCCAGAAGCTTTTGAATATGCAGGTAGTGGCGGACAGCGCCCCCTTCGTTCCATTCCGGCAGGGTGCACTAAGAAACAGTGTAAGATATCCAGACGGGGTATACGGCGGCATCGTTGAGTATGACACGCCATATGCTCATTATTTGTACAAGGGCGTTGTGTACGGTCCGAATATCCCGCTTAAAGACGCAGAGGGGAACATCATAGGGTGGACATCCCCTCCCAGCAAAAGCCCGACGCAGAGACGGATTAAATATCACGAGCCGGGAACAACGTCTGAATGGTTCGAGGAAGCCAAAAGGCGGCATAAAGACGACTGGCTGAATCTTGTGAGAAAAACGGTGGGGAAAGAGTGATGCTGAGACCAGAGTATTTTGAAGGGAAAGCTGACCGGATATTAGAACTCTATGAACGGCTGGAAAACTTTATCCTGCGGGATATCGCCAGAAGGATTTTAAAATCCGGGAAAATCACAGCCACGGCGGACAGGTTGCTGTACAGGCTGGAGCAGTTGGGGGAAAGCCGGGATGAGATACAGCGGCGTATCATGGAACTGACAGACCTGAGCGAAAAAGAACTGCGGAAGCTCCTGCGTGGTGCCGTGCTGACATCGTGGGAAGATGATGCGGTTACACTGTCAGAAATGGGTATCGCGGCGCAGTCTCCGCTTGAAAATGCACGATATATGGCTGTTATTGAAGCAGAGTACATAAAAAGCCGGGCGGAGTTGAAGAACCTCACAAGGACGACGCTGGAGCAAAGCCAGAAAGACCTTGTGGCGCTGCTCGACGAAGCCGATGTAAGAGTGGCAAGCGGAGTGCAAAGCTATCCCGCAGCCATAGCGGATGTGCTGGATGCGTATGCAGGACGCGGCGTTATGGTGGATTACCCGACAGGGACGCGAAGGACGCTGGAATCGGCAGTACGATGCTGTGTAGTAACGTCAATGAACCAGACGGCGGCGCAGCTTACAAATAGGTATATCGTGGACAGCGGAACAGAGTATGTGTTGACCTCGGCGCACCTCGGGGCAAGAGTAAGGCGCGACGGGCAGCCCTTGCTTGCGGGTCATGACGAATGGCAGGGACGTGTATTTAAAATTGACGGAAGCGAGCCTGGATATCCGAACCTGCTGGAATCGACGGGGTATGATATTGATCTGACCACGGGAGAGGGCAGGGTTGTGGATATGAGAGGGCTGCATGGCTATAACTGTCGTCACGGTCATATGTTGTTTGACAAGCGGATGAAGAATCCGTGGAGGGACGCAGAAGGGAATCTGCTGGATGGAAGCGGAAATAAAATTACCGATGCTGAAAATCTAAAACGGTATGAGGACAGCCAGAAGCAGCGAGCTATGGAGCGCGGAATCCGAAAGACGAAACGACAGTTGATAGTAAAACAGGAAGAGCTTGCATGGGCGTCCGGCGCGGAACGGGAAAAGCTCCAGCAGGAATATGATAAGCTGGCTTACCGATTGCAGGGACAGAACAGGGCTTATAACCAGTATTGCGAAGAACATGGATTACAGCCGCAGTATGATCGGAATGCATTAGCGGGATTTGGATACCCGCAGCAAAAGGCAGCAAATAAAGGGGCAAAAAGATATGCGGAGAACGAACCGATTTGAATATTACAATCCAAACCCCTCGAAATGGCAAAGAGTAGGGGATTGCACTGTGCGCGCATTGTGCAAGGCTTTAGGGCAAGATTGGGATACAGTTTATGTTGGGTTATCCGTGTATGGGTTTTCGCTGTCTGACATGCCAAGTGCTAATAGAGTCTGGGGTGCGTATCTGCGTGAGAATGGCTTCCGCCGGTATATCGTAGACGACCACGGACAGCATGTTTACACGGTAGATGATTTTTGCCAAGATCATCCAACGGGGACGTATGTGCTCGGGATAGACGGGCATGTTGTGTGCGTCAAGGATGGGCATTACTGGGACACATGGGACAGCGGACAGGAGATCCCGATATACTACTGGGAGCGATAGATAGGCGCTATGGAAACGATACAGGCTATACATCTTAATCTGGCACAGACACAATAACACAATAAGGGGAGTAATTTTGAAGGTATGTGATTTTACAGTATTTGAGTTGGATTTTTTCCGCGAATACTGCAATTTTACACCTGATGAACGGCAGCTTTTTGAATTACGGACGCAGAATATCCCGCTGGAAAGATGTGCGGAGATGATGAACGTGAGTGTGTCCACCGTGAAAAGAATGAGCCAGCGAATAAACAAAAAGATAATACGGGTATGTTGATTTGATACTTTTGTAAGCCTTTGATGGACTGTCAGAGGCTTATTTTTTATGCCATAATTTAGCTATAGAAAGTCATTGAATTAGTCATAGGAGGCGCAGGCATGGCATTACCATATCAAGGATACGGCTATAATCCGTATCAATATGGACAAGTAAATCCGCTACAGCCGCAGATGGACAGGCTGGCGCAGATGCAGGCTCAGTATCAGCAGCCACAGCAGGTAAATCAGGGGATCCTGTGGGTGCAGGGCGAGGCTGGAGCTAAATCTTATCTTGTCGCTCCAAATACAAGCGTCCTTCTGATGGATTCCGAAAACTCTAATTTTTATATAAAAACTACCGATGCCTCCGGGATGCCGACGCTCCGCACCTTTGCTTACAAAGAGGTCACAGTTGGCGCGAAAGAGCCACAGAAACAGGCGGAAGTGAACTTAGATGATAAATATGTTACGCGGAAGGAATACGACGATTTGAGAAGTAAATATGAAGAATTATATAGTTATCTCGAAACGGCAACAAAGCCGGAAGGAGGCAAACATGGCGAATCCCTTGTTTGAGGCCCTGAATGGTAATAGAATGGCCGGAATGCTGGAACAGTTCCAACAATTCCGGAAAGAGATGGAGGGCAGGAATCCGAATGAAGAGATTAACAGGCTGTTGCAGTCTGGCAAAATAAACCAGCAACAGTTAAATCAAGCCCAGCAGATGGCGCAGCAGATGCAGGGCATGTTTAAAGGCTTTTTTAAATAGTACACAACCGGGTGCACACGGTTTTGTAAATACATTATCGAAGGAGATAATTACTATGACAGACGGTTTAACCGCTTCTGATGTTGCCGTATTAACCGGCGGCACAGGAAAAAATGACGGCTTCGGCGGAGATTGGGGTGCATGGATTATCCTTTTCCTGATTTTCGGTATGTTTGGCTGGGGCGGCTTCGGCGGCTGGGGCGGAAATGGTGGAGGAGCAAATTCTCCTGCATTTCAGGGTTATGCAACCCGTGCCGATATCGACGCAGCGCTGTCCACGCAGGGAATCGAAAACGGGATCCAGAACCTTTCCGGCCAGCTTTGCAACGGCCTTGCTGGCGTAAACGCCAACCTGTCAAATCTGGGTTATCAGATGCAGCAATGCTGCTGCGATACCCGTGAGGCTATTGCTGGCGTAAACTACAACATGGCAGCCCAGACAAACATCCTCCAGAATACCGTAAACAACGGAATCCGAGATGTAATTGACGCACAGAACGCCGGAACACAGCGCATCATCGACCTGTTTACACAGGACAAGATACAGTCTTTGCAGACCGAGTTACAGTCCGCACAGCTCCAGCTGTCTAACAACGCACAGACAAACAGCATCTTAAATGCTTTGAGACCTACACCCGTGCCGTCTTATCCGGTCATGTCCCCGTACACGTCCATCGTAAACCCGACAGGCTTTAGCTTTGGCGCCGGATGTGGCTACGGAGGCAACACGGGATGCGGATGTTAAAACTTCAGACGGAGTATCTTCGTGGCATTATTTTGCCATGATGTTCGGCTGATGCCGTTATTCACAAAAAGGGGCAGGCTGAGAACGTCTGCCCCTTTTGAAATGAAGGGAGAATAAAATGATTGAGTTAGTAAACACAACGCCGGTCACGGTCCCAGTAGGGCAGTCCATCCCGTTTTCGGCAGTGGCAACAAAGGGCGGATGCGCAGAAAGACACAGGGCTGGAAGCGCGCAGATAACGCTTGTAAAGCCCGGTAGATATCTGATCACATTTTCTGGGAACGTCGCAGTACCGACTGGGGAAACGGTAGGAGAAGTGGCGCTGGGAATTGCCAGAGATGGGGAAATCCTCGGCGGCACGGTGATGCGTGCCACCCCTGCGGCAGTAGAGCAGTATTTTAACACATCGTCCCAGACATACGTCGATGTGTTCTGTGGATGCTGTGAAAACGTTTCCATCAAAAACGCAGGGACAATTCCTGTGTTAGTAGACAACCCGAATATAACAGCTGTTCGGGTTTGCGGTTAAGGAGGGCAGGCCATGAGTTACAAATTGATGCAGAACATCCGGGAAGAACTGGATAAAATCGCGGAAAAAGGTCTGAACACGGGCAATCTAGAGACCGCATACAAATTGATAGACATGTTGAAAGACATGGAAAATTTGGAATACTGGAAGTGCAAAGAGGGTTATTATAACGCCGTCCTTGACGAAATGGAAAGCGGATATAGCCAGAATGGAGAGTACAGCGAGAGGCGGAAACGCGACAGCCGTGGGAGATACAGCAGGGATGACGGAATGAGCATGACGGCTTATGACGATGGATCCTCCTATGCGCGACGTGGGGAGCACTATGTAAAGGGTCACTATAGCCGTGGAAACGGAAACAATGACCCTTATGATGATTACATGGAAAACAAGCAGTCTTATCGCAACGGCAAGTCTGAGGATTGCAAGCGGCGTATGCTGGCCGCTCTGGAAGAGCACATGGATGCGCTAACAGAAGAGCTTGGAGATCTGTCAAAGGATGCGGACTGCCGAGAAGAACGGGAGACCATTTCGCGGTATATCGAAAAATTACGAAAGATGATGTGAGTAAAGGCGGCGGGTAAACCTGCCGCTTTTGCTTTAAACATGGGTACGCCATAGCTTTTTTTGTTTGGTAAAATGTATTAAAGGCTATGGAAAGGAATGATAATCATGGATATCAAAAGGGTATACTGTCCTGTCTGTAATAGCAAAACGCGGTCAGCATTCCGCAAGGATACGAGAAGCAGCCGGGTTCAAGCCCCGGCGCACGGTATAGGTGCATTGTTTAGACAGCGCCGATCATTACGCTTTTCGCCCGGTTCGCTACCCCGGGCGCTTTGTGGGATAGCTCAGGAGGTAGAGCAGCGGCCTTATCGTGTGTCATGGGTTCAATTCCCCTTCCCACAACTACCCCGCCCGTGGTTTATCGGGCTTAATCCATACCGCTGACGGGCGGTTAATCAATCACGTTTAGGAGGATAAAGATGCAGAATATTGAAGCAATTTTGACAGAACTGGGAATTGAGGTCTCGGCGGACAAAAAGGAAAGCCTTACGAAAAAGGTGGCGGAAAATTACGTCACGAAAGCTGAACATGAAAAGAAGCTGGGAAAGGCTGAGACTGACCGGGACACGTGGAAAGAAAAAGCTGAGACGGCAGAAAGCACCCTGAAAGGCTTCGAGGGCGTTGACCTTGAAACAATGCAGAAGGATTTGGCTGATTGGAAGAAAAAGGCCGAGGATGCCGAGAAAAACGCACAGGCGCAGCTGTATGAGAGAGATTTCACGGACGCTCTGAAAACGGAGTTTGAAGGAATTAAATTCTCGAGCGAAGCGGCAAAGCGCGCAATTATGGCAGAAGTCAAGGAGGCCGGATTAAAGCTGAAAGACGGGAAAATCCTCGGACTGAATGACCTCATAGCCCAGATGAAGGAAAAGGACGCTTCGGCATTTGTTGACGATGAGCAGCAGAAAGCACAGCAGAATCAGGCACGCTTTACACAGCCGACAAATAAGCAGGGGCAGGGCGGCGCGCTGACGAAAGACCAGATTATGAGCATCAAGGATGCTTCTGAGCGTCAGGCTGCAATTGCTGCGAACATGAGTTTATTTAATTAAAGCAGGAGGGCAATTATGGGGGCAAAGGCCAATATAATCGGAACAACAGATATACAGGTAACAGCCAGAGAGCTGGACTTTGTTACGCGTTTTGAACGCAACTGGCAGCATCTGCGGGAAATCTTGGGGATTATGCGCCCCATCAAGAAGCAGCCCGGCGCAGTGCTGAAAAGTAAATACGCGGAAGGTACGCTCGAGGATGGTGCAGTAGGCGAAGGCGAGGATATCCCGTATAGCAAATTTACCGTAAAGGAAAAGAAGTATAAGGAGATGACCATCGAGAAGTATGCGAAGGCTGTTTCCATTGAGGCAATCAAAGATCACGGTTATGACAACGCTGTCCAGATGACTGACGACGAGTTTCTCTATCAGCTTCAGGCGGGCGTGACAAAGAAGTTTTACGACTATCTGAAAACCGGAACGCTCACGTCCGAGGAAACAACCTTCCAGATGGCACTTGCGATGGCAAAGGGCAAGGTTGAGAACAAGTTTAAGCAGATGCACCGGAACATCACCGGGGTTGTCGGTTTTGTGAACATCCTTGACGTGTACAAGTATCTCGGAGCAGCGAACATCACCATCCAGAATCAGTTCGGCTTCCAGTACATGAAGGATTTTATGGGGTTCAATACAATTTTCCTCCTTTCTGACAGCGAGATCCCGGCTGACACGGTGATCGCTACACCGGTGGAAAACATCGTGATGTATTACATCGACCCCAACGACAGCGACTTTGCGAAGGCAGGCCTTGTGTACACGACCAGCGGAGAAACGAATCTGATCGGTTTCCACACGCATGGCAACTACAACACCGCCGTATCTGAGGCGTTTGCGATTACCGGACTTACTCTGTTTGCGGAATACCTGGATGGTATCTCGAAAATCACCGTAAACGCGGGGGGTTGATGGCCGCCAGTACACCCCTGAATACTGACGGCGAACCGCTTTCCGGGGAAACAAGACGGAAGAGTAGGAGATAAGGAGGCCGACGGGATGGCATACACGACATTTACATTTTATGAACAGATCTACCACGGGAATGTCGTCCCGGCGGAGGACTTTGATCGTATCGCAGATCGCGCCAGTGACTTTCTGGACGTCATAACCTTTGACCGATTGGCTGACGGCTTACCGTCTGATGAAAGGGCGGCGACAAAGGTACAGAAAGCCGTGTGTGCGGTCTGTGATAAGTTATATCAACTGGAGCTGGCAGATAAACAGGCGCTATCTGCCGCTGCCGGGGGGACATCTTCCGGCGGGGCTGGCGGTGTTACTTCGGGAGTAATTACTTCCAAGTCTGCCGGTTCTGAATCAGTTTCCTACGCCTCCCCGTCTGAAATGGCAAACGGCGCAAAGGCATGGAGCGCGGTCTACCAGGCGGCCGGGGATGCACAGGAGACGAACAAGCTTCTGGCAGATGCGGCAATGCTTTATCTGGCAGGAGTGAAAAATGATGATGGCGTACCGTTGTTGTACGCAGGAACGAGGTAGATATGGAGATGTTGTTTACAAATATGACCGCAATTTTGGCGGTTATCGGTGCATTAGCGTTTATCGTGTCGGTCATCACACAGGTATTTAAGGGTGTAGGCGTGCTTTCCAAAATCCCTACGGATATCCTCGTGCTTGTCCTGTCCATCGGGATTACAGTGACCGCGTTTGTAGCATATATGCAGTACATCCAGCAGACTATTATTTGGTACATGATTCTGGCGGCTATTCTGGCGGGATTTTTAGTTGCTTTCGTGGCGATGTACGGATGGGAGAAGTTTGCAGAATTATGGAGCAGATTTAAGAAAGGCGAGTAGGAATGGGATATCGAACCAGTCGCAGTTACGACAATCTGGAACGCAGGATATTTGACGGCGTTGGAGAGTATGACATACCGGAAATATCCCCTGTGACTTATGAAGGCGGTTGTGACTGGATCGGATTTAATTATGCAAAATCTTGCAAAAATCCATCTGAAAAAGGTGTTCATTTCTTTTTGGATGATTACCAGTTTTGCCGCCTGTGGTCAAACATAGACCGGTATATCCCGATGCTTCAAAGATTCCGCTATGTAATGTCTCCAGATTTCTCTACCTATACAGATTTTCCTAAGGTGATGCAGATATACAACCACTACCGGAAACACTGGTGTGCGGCGTATATGCATGAGGCAGGAATACAAGTTATCCCGACAATCTCATGGAGCACGCCGGACTCATTTGACTGGTGCTTTGACGGGGAGCCGGAGGGCGGAACCGTGGCGGTATCTTCTGTTGGCTGCATGAACAGCAAGGAAAAAAAGGCGCTGTTTTTGGCAGGGTATGAAGAAATGGTGCGGCGGTTGCAGCCGGAGACGATCATCTTTTACAGTTCTGTGCCAGAGGAATGCATGGGAAATATCGTGAGAATCCGGGCGTTTACGGATAAATTTAACGAAGCTCTTTGTGAAATGAGGGATACCGATGAATGATGCGATAGTGACAATATTCAATTTTTACGAATCCAGCACTGCCGCCATCTGGTATCCCCATGTGCTTTCCGGCGTGCATCTTGAGACTGATCGGGGGCAGATCATGAAACTGTACGGGACAGACAGCACAGATAACGCACAGTTACATATCCCGTTCGGGGTTAAGAACGGGAGAAAAATTATTGTTGATACCGTCGGAAAAGAATTGCCGTGGCTTCCGCCGAAGGAATGGAACAGACAGGTAAATGATCTGTTGCCAGACAGCATTACATTTAATCCGTCTACAGACTTTTTCATGGTAGGAGCATGGGACGGTGCCGTACTCGTGAACGATGCAGATTATACAGACAGGCGATATGAAGGGTTTTATGCGTTTATGAATGCCGAAAAAGATTTTGTTTACCTGATATCGTCAGTGGGAGGACCGTATACGGTAATCCCGCATTTTGAAATCTTAGGGAAGTAGGTGGTGAAGGTGGCTGAACCTATCGGGAATGATGCTACTGGATATGATGTTCTGACGGCGGCGATGAAGTCGCTGCTTAACCAGTTTCCGGGGCTGTATCCAGATGAAGTAATTAAATTCGAGGAGCTTGGGACTGAAGATGGCATTGCGTTTTCCAATGATTCCGGGGCGCTGGTGTATACAGAAAAAGAAGATATACTCGGGCGGATATATCAGGAATGCCGGTATCCCTGCTTTGTAGTATACCGTTCGACCACGGGAGCAAGGGAACGACAGAAAATTACTATTCTGGAATTCCTGGATACGCTGGGTCGCTGGCTTTGCCACGAACCCTCCGGGATTGAAGGGAAAGAGTACGAAAAAGCGGTATACCCAGATCTGACCGCAGGGCGGAGGGTTGAGCGGGTAACACGCGGGAACGCATATGGGACACAGCCGCAGGAGAATGGCGTGCAGGACTGGGTTCTACCGGTTACGGTTTTTTATAAAAATGTTATCGAGCCTGAAATTTAAGAAAGGAAAAAAGCAATGAAAAGACATTTGTTGAGACATTTTGTCGATGTAAAAATGGACACGAGCTCTGAGGGGACAGCGGCAGACTACCGGCTTCTGGGAACGGGTATTACCTCTTTAACAGAGGAAATGAACCCCGAGACGGAGACGGTGCAGTACATCAATCAGGAAAACGGATCTACGGACCTTAAATCCTATACGCCGTCCATCGAAGTTGAAAGGCAGAACGTAGACGAAGAGGATCAGGATCTTACAGACTGGTTTAACAAGATGATAGACACGCTGCCCGTCGGAGCTGATGCCATAACATCCTATGTCCGCGTGAGAGTTTCCGGCTCTGGACCTGAATATCCGGCAGTCCGCCGTCGCTGCGTTGTGAGTGTAGGTGGCACAGGTGGCGATGCAGGGTCAAACGTGACAGATACACTGACTCTGGGCGGCAGAGGTGACGGAGAAGCTGGAACGTTTAACGTAACCACAAGAAAATTCACGGCGACGCCCGCGTCTGAAAAGGCTTTAACGGAATAAGGAGGACAAGATGGGAGCAGCAAGTTTACGAGTAGACAGTGGCGTCAAACGCATTGAGGTCAACGACAACGGCGATTATATTGCGGTCAACATCTCTGACAACAGCTTTTTTAAGCGTTTTGACGATTTTGTGGCATGGCTGAATGCAAAAAACGAGGAAGCCGATAGGATTGCCAATGATTCTTCCAGTGATTTCACGGAACGATTCGGAGCGTATGACGCTTTATGCAAGGAAGCCTGCACTGAGTTGGATTCTCTGTTTGGGAGCGGGTGTTGCAAAAAGGTGTTCCCCGACGTGGAATCCCCGGGAATGGAGCTTATCGCGGACTTTTTAGACCAGATCATACCGATTCTTCAGGGCTTCGCCACTGAACGAAATCAGAAAATCACAAGCAAATACAGCCCGAACAGGAAAGGGGCGCGAAGCAATTAAATGTGGAATGTGCTGCTTGATAAATTCCCAACAGAATATGAGGGTTTCCGCATAGACGAAGCCTTCCAGACAGGGATCCAGATTTCACAGGCTTTGCAAGATCCGGACCTGTCAGACGATGAAAGGTTGGCTGTAGCGCTGGGGCTGCTGTATCCGTCAGAGGATGGGGACGGCAGCCCTTCTTCTTTACCCGATTTAAAAACTGCCGTGGATGGCCTTAGGTGGTTTCTGAGCGGGTGGTATACCGACAACCGCCCGAAGGATGAGGACAAAGTTCCGGTAACAGATTTTGACATAGACCAGTGGCGCATCTATTCAGCATTTCTGGAGAAGTACGGAATCGACCTGAACCGGTCTGACATGCACTACTGGGCGTTCATGGGACTGCTGTCCACTCTCGGTGAATGCGCATACACGAACGTCATAGCCATCCGGCAGCAGAAAATAGACCCTAAGATGGACACGCGTGCAAAACAGGCATTGCAGGAGCAGAAACAAATATTTGCAATAGAGCGGGAAGAGGAACTGACAGAAGAGGAACAGGAAGACGTTGACGCTTTTATGAAATGGATCAAGGTAGGAGGCTGAT